CCTCACCGCTGTGAACATGCATCACAGCAACATCAACCTTACCATTGAGTTCAGCAAAGAACTCTTCATACAACTGAACAGACAGCAGGATGCGAGGAGAGACCACTACGATCGTCTGGGGGCGGTCTGCCGCTTGCAGGCGACGCAGGGTGTCAAGGATCATCACAAGGGTCTTACCGCCGCCTGTGGGGCAGGTAAGACGCCCACGGTCAGCACCTTGCAGAGCATCGAGCATACGCTGCTGGTGGGGGCGAAGGGTCAGGGTCATGCGGTGCGTCGTTGATGAGAATAGTATAGGGCATGAGAAAGGGGTCTTGCGACCCCATGTGACAGTTCTTCAATCGTCCTCGTCGGTTCGATCGACGGATGCGATGTCGCAGACAGGCACCTCATGTTCATTACCAATGCGATACCAATGCATCATATAACCATGGTATTCTGGATGTGCTGAGTATTCAGCAGTGTATTCAAATTCACCCAGGTATTTGATCTCTGTTTCTGGGATATTGTGATCACGAAGCATCGCTTGAAGCTGAAGATGCGTCAGTTCATATTGTGTAGGGACTTTCATGCTGTTTCACAAACGCCTTGCTACCATAGCACAGGTGTCAACCCCGTGTCAAGCAACTGGGTTGATGTTCTCAAATACGATGCTTGCTTGCTGATTGATTACCAATGCTCTGAAGAAATGATCTGCATCAGGACACGCTACTGCTGGTGGGAACCATTCAGATGCATTTAGAACCGCAACGTCTTCATTATCATATTCGATAACACAGTTTCTACCAAGTCTCATCTCTTCGATGACATCTTCTGGTGCATAGTCTGAATAGAATGACAAAATTTGTTCTTTTTTATTTTCACTAAACGATGCCCACAGTGCATTGTTGAAATACAACAAACACTTGTTATTCATGACACAATGACTAGATGCCAGTTCAAATACTGATAGTCCCTCAATTACGGTAATCATGCTGCACCTCCGTCATCTAATTTTTCAAGTAGTTGATCAAGTTGTTCCTTAATACTATCTAAGTTCTGGTGTTCAACCGACCATGCAGTTCCACCCATACCAACAGGATTAGCTCTGAGTGCTTCTAAGAACCTAGCATTGTACATTCTATCAGTGATATCTCTTACTGATAGATATTTTGCCATCTTATCTCTAAACTGTGTAAAGAAGAACGATCCCAAAGCAGTCCACTGGTCTTCTGTAGCGAGATAATCAACACCAGGATTATTTACTGTATAAACAGCATTAAATGATTCTGGTGAGATTGGAAACTTAACTTCATTTACTGCTACATCAGCAAATTGTGCTGGGAGATCTCTTAACTTCTGTCTATATGTTTGATATTGTGCTTTAACAGCATCGCCCATTGTTACATCAGAACAGAAGATGTAATCAGTCTCTTGCAGCAAGAAGTTACGAGCAAGTCTAATAGATAACCAACTCTCAGTTCTGACTTCGCCATACATGCGTCCCATTTCTTCTTGGAACTCTGCATTTTGAATTTGTTCAATATTGATAAAAGTATCTTTCAAGAACTCATAGAAAGATCTAGCAGCCTCTACATCAGTCTGCTCCATCTCATAGTTCTTCCACTCATACTCACCAGTCTTGAAGTTCTTGATGAACTTTCTTCTAACGCAGTGATATGTGTTGTTATCATACCATGTGAATTCAATTAGACGATCCTTTTCAGTATCCCAAAGAGGATACAACTTAGGACGAACTTCACTGTCCCAGTGTCCATCAGGAACGACTTTCATCATTCCCCTATATGTAATAGTTCTGTCCGAAAGTCTAAGTTCTAATAATAAATTAGGGACATTAGCTTCTGCTACGATGCTCATGGTTACTGGAACAAGTTTTATGCTATGTGTATTTAGTATGCCTTAATTAGATACTTAACCAGGAAGTATGGTTCAATCAATGGAATGTTCCTGTCAGGATCGAGAACAGCAGTAGGAATGATTGGATTAGATGACGACAATGTGAGTGTCAAATCATTAGCAAAGATACCAGAAGTATAAGTTGCTGTTGCTTGACCTTCAACATTATATTGCTGAATATCATCTGCTACTGGAATTTTGCCCTCAGAAGCAACAAACACTAGTTCAGTAGTTTGTTTAAATTCATATGCAATTTCCATAATACCATACTGGTCACTATTAGAAGCGTTATCATTAGCACCAGATGGAGTTCCCCTTGCTTGTCTTAGTTGAAACTTAACGTTTTCTGTTTGTGCTGCTTCTGGAAGATCAACACTGTAAGTATACCAATTTGTTGGATTTGTGCCAGTTCCAGTTCCGTCAACATCATTGTTTATGTCAGATGTAGATGGAATAGGAACAAGTGTTCCTAAGAAATTAGATCCTGGGAATACATCTGTTCCATCGGTATTATAATAGAGTAGCAATTCGTCACCACCATTCTCTGGTAGATCTCCTCCATTCTTTCCATTACCTCTTGCTGCTTTGACTGTAACTCTGAGAATGTCAGATGCATTAACAGCATTAGTTGTAACAAATCTAGTTTGTTGTGTGCCACCAAACTTTAGATAAGTTGTTGGAACTTCACTGTTTTGCAATGTCAATCCCTCCAGTGTTCCGTTATTTACATTTAAACCAACAGTAGCATAGTTTCTTACACCAGCACCACCTAAAAGTCTAACTCTAGGAATTTCAGTATATCCACTACCAGCATTGGTTAATGTAATACTAGTTACTTGATTACCAGAAACTGTGCATGTTGCTGCAGCACCTGAACCACCTCCACCACCTTCAAATACAACTTGAGGGACTTGTGTGGTAGGTAGTGCAAATCCATTAGATGCGTTAGTTCCTGTTCCAGAATTATAGAAATTCACTCCATTGTCTTGATCTCCAGATCCTGCTTCAAATACATCACCAATAGTAATGCTTTCCGTTCCACCTTCATACCCAACAATAGTTTGGAATTTAACACTTGCATATCCATCACTACCAGAGGAAGATGTAGTTCCACCGTTGTTTACGCCAGCGCCACCTTCACCAACTGTAGTGGTAATGGTTGAAATTCCATTCAAAGTTGATCCTGGGACAATAAATGAAACAAATCCACCTGCTCCGCCGCCACCAGCGCCAGCAGTCCAATATCCCCTATCTTCATTAACAGTTACAGAAACATATCCATCACCAGTGTTATTATTTGCCGAGTTTTGTAGTGTTGCATAAGTTGTTCGAACAGCAGATAATCCTCTCTGTCCACCATATCCTTCTTCGTGACCACCCGATCCACCGCCACCAGCGCCAGGTTGACCACCAGCAGTATCACCAGAGCGAGCGCATCCACCGCCGCCGCCTCCGCCTCCGCCACCTGTGCAACCATAACCACCACCAGTGGCACCACCACCAGTAAACAATGCTTGTGTAGTTTCAATTACACTATCACCAGGAGATGGTGCGCTTCGTCCATTCTGTCCACAAACACCTTCACCAAATCCCCCACCACCACCGCCGCCACCAGCGCCAGCAATAATAACATTACCAGATTGGAATTTGACAAGAGTAGCAGCACCACCGCCACCACCATCATTAGAACCATATCCATCACCTGCTCTTCCACCTTTACCAGAGTGAGCAGCATTTGCCTGAGCATTATATCCTCTACCAGATTGCCCTGGTTCAAAACTTAATACTGTTCCAGCAGTGGCATATTGCTGATTGAGTTGAATTCTCATCCATTTGCCAGCACCGCCAGAACCAGCAGCACCACAACCATTGCCACCAAAGTTTCCGCAGTTTCTACCACCACCACCTGCTAATTCAATAGTAAGTCCAGTAATAGTATAATTAGAATTTGTTGCACCAATAGTATAACTATGACTGGGACTTGCTGCATAAGTAAATGTTCCAGCACTAACATTTGCACTATCAGCAACTTGTCTACTTCTACCAGCAGTTCCGTTAAATCCTGTTGGTGTAGTTCCTGCCGCGCCGCCCTGTCCAGGATCTTGGTTTGGATCACTTAAGGATCCATTGTAAATTGGACCAGGACCACCATCTCCACCATCACCTTGATCAGGACTTCCAGTAGTTAATGTAATAACATCTCCAGACGCAGACCCACTTATACTATATCCACCATAACTTCCACCACTACCACCAGATGTTGTAGTAGAAGCACCACCACCAGTTCCTCCTCCAGCACTAACAGTTAAAATACTGCCAACAGTAAGTGTAGATGATCCTCCAGTATTTCCCGCTGTTGTATACGAACCACCAGATCCGCCACCACCAATTAGAGTGATTGTTGCCTGAGAAAGATCAGCAGGAACTGCTAAAGAAAAAGGACCGCCAGCAGTTGAATATGTTGTTTCTTCTGTATCATAAATTGGAACACCACCAGTAGATACCGTTCTGCCACCAATATTACTAGAAGAAGAAAACTTCTTCATATCTGGTGTGCCAATACTAGTTACCTGTTGATATGAACCAGCGCCAGCACCACCAGATGCATAGTAATAATCAGGTTCTTTAATAGATCCAGAATTCTGATCACCACCACTCCAGTTATAGATGTCATAAGTAGACACACTGGAATCTAGGATTGGTGCTTTAGATAGAACGTGCGTATGATTATATGCGATACCGCCAGGTGGCAAGAAGTTATTAATCTTACCAGTTGATGCTTTGTATGAAACTAAGTATCTCTCACCAGATACAGCCATTGGATAGTTTGTATCCTGTGGTGCCTCAGAGTGAAGCAAGAAGTGTGAGTGTTGAGGAGCACCAGCAAGTTTCTTTGGTTGCAATTGAACACTAACTACTTGACTGCCAATAATAGATGCTTCAATGGTATCGACAACATCTGTATATCCAACTGTAGAGATATTACCAAGCGCAAACATGCCCTTCTGAGCATCTTTGTCCATATACCATTTGCCATCGATAGTATTGATACCGACACCTAGTTCAGAGTTGCCAACATTAGCAGAGTTAGCGCCATATACTGGTCCATTGCCAACAATTCTTTTTGCTTTCAGATCTGGGATCTGGAAAGTTCCCATATCTTCTGGCCAATAATCCCAAACATTATCTTTTGTAATTGCTTGTATCTGACCGTTTTGTTCGTTAATTCTAATAGCAACGGTGGCACCACTACCACCACCAGATCCAGTGATTGTTACAGTAGGAGGATTTTCTGGATCATAACCCTTTCCAGGATTTAATACCTCCACACCACTAATAATACCACCAACTAAAGTTGCATCTGCAGTTGCTTGAACTGGAGTGACACCAGGAAAAACTTGATTAGCACCAGAAGGTGGAGCATCAATAGTTACAGTAATTGTTCCAGAGTATCCTACTCCACCAGAAATAATATCAATACCATCACTGGCAACTCCACCATAATCATTTCCAATAATTTCAAACAATGCTGGATAATCCTTAATATAAAATTCTCTACCATCACAGTAGATATATCCTTCATACTGATATTCTGGATTATCTTCTGGAGCAGCATCACCAGCAATTACATCATATGCAGTTGTTCCACTCTGAGCAACGATAGTTGGAACAAAATTATGGTCAAACGAATTAGTCGTTGACTTCAAAACTTGAACAATCGAACCTACTGCCTGACTGTCAGTTCCTTTGTCAGTGTAAAAGTTTGCTCTTTTATTTCTGTATTTGGGATTTAAAGCGACTGCCATGTTTCTATTAATACTTAATTAGATATTCCATAATAATGTAAGGACCAGTGACCTGATCCAAAGACGCTGTTTGGTCAAGTTTTAATGTCAGAGTGGTTTGTAAATTATCTGGAGCTAACAGATACGGAGCTGTTTTTATCTTATATGTATGGGTGTTTTGAGTAAGAGTGATTTTATGGGAGTGGATTGTTGGGTCACCATCATCCTGAACAAGTTCATTAATTTCAGTAAAAACATTATTAACCTGAGGGTATGCAAAAGAAGTTTTTGATGCAATATTACTATTGACAGGAACTACATCATATAAACTTGCTCCGTTGTAATCATTAGGAACACCTTGACCACCGTTAACATAAGTAGCAGGGACACTCTGACCAGATCCAAAAGATCCACTACCAGTATTAATACATCCTACAAGAAAACTATTGTAAGATGGTTCGTTTCCAAAAGTAACTTGTCCAGTGTTTAGAGATATACCACTGCTCAACAAACACTGATATCTAAACGCATTCAATCCCGTTGAACCAGCAGCATCAAAGCACATGTTGTAGTAAACAACTTCATTTCCAACAAATGGAGTTTGAACATTAGGAATGTAAGCACCAGCTTGAACACCAGAAGCAATTGCCCAGCATCCTGGTTGGTTTGTTCCAGGTCCAGCATTTCCATTATATTGTGTATTATCCAACCAATCTTCGATTGGAATAGTTGACGCTACAAATCTAGATCCAACACCTTGAGATTGAATTTGAGTACCTTCATTAGTAGTTTTAATTCGCAATCTGTTTGTGGTTGAGAAGTGCATGTGAGAGTGTAGTGCTAAACTATCAACCGCTTCCTCATCTGTATAACCGCTGTTATTAGTTCCTTTAGACCAAGATGGTTTTCCTTTCAGTGCAATTTCCTGAGAAGGAACAATAAAGTTTCCAGTATAAGTAACTGGAATAGTCACAGTATTTCCTGCTGTTGTTCCTGCTGTAGAAGATGCTTCGATGCCCATACCAGAGCGTCTTTTTTCAATTCCACCAACAGTTTCTGTTAGAATGTTAATATACGTACCAGCAGACGCACCAGTTGTTGGTTTCATAAACTTAGATCCAAGATCTGGAACCATAAATTCATCGTCGCCAGGACTATCAATAGGATCATTATTGATATCATAACGAATAAATTTTGTATTCAATCCCGTTCCCAAAATTTCAGCAAGAGCAGGATAATCTTCTGCTTTATAAATGGAACCATCACACTTCAAGTATCCAGCAGGCAATACATTTACATTTGCTTCATTTGAAGGATCTGTGCTGTCAAGTTCAACTGGCCAACAAATAATCGTCCCTGATCCAGAACCATACTTTGCCTTTTCTTTTGTGTATAGTCTTGCCATCAGTATGCCTTAATGATAAACGTAACTAGTAGTGCTGGCATTGCTACGTCAGCAATAATATTTAGTGCGTCATCAATACTTTCAGGAGCAATATCACCTA